CCCCCGCGCCCCCCGTGTGTGCGTTTTTGTCCCCCCCCCCCCCCCGCGAGCTCCCTCGCGTGGGCGGCGGAACGCGGTTTCGCCGCGTCCTATTTCGACGATGAAGATGAATTCGTCTCCGACGGTTTCGACGACGGCGGAGCCCCTGACCTCAGCGATTGGGATTGATATGAGATACGGAATAGTTGTTTTTTCTTTGTTCGGGTTGGCGATCGCGTCCACGGGATGTTCCCGTGATGCGGTCGATGTCGATTCCAGTGCCGACGCCGGTCGGGCGATTCGTTTCGAAGGGAGGTGCGACGATGCTACGCGCGCTGTACCGGGCGATCCCGCCGACGGAAAGGTGCCGGTCTATTGGTGCGACGGCGACGCCGTGTCGGTCGCTTGTGCGCAGGCTACGCCCTCCGTGGGGCGCTATGTGCTGACGTGTCCCGACGAATTTTCCGTTTCGGCCTCGTTCGGCTCGGGGGATTCGCAGCAGTGGGGCGAAGGTCTGCACGATTTCTACGCCTTTTCGCCTGCGGACGCTCCCGATCTTGAAATATCGGGAGACGGTATCGTGAAGGCGTCGCTCCCTTCGGTGCAGGAGTGCCGCGACGGCCTCCTCGATCCGGCGCTGCTCTATCTGGCTTCTGCCGAAGAGGGAATCTCGCCCGGGTCTTCGGTCGTGACGTTGCATTTCCGGCCGGTCGTGACGTTGCTCGACATCTCGTTCGCGGCGTCCGAGGCGACCGAGGTGCGGCAGATTGTGGTGCGTTCGACGCAGGCAGGCGAGAAACTGGCGGGGACGTTCGTCTACGATCTCGGAGCCGACCGTCTCGGCAGGGTCGACGGTGGATCGAATGTCGTGGCCGTGCGGATGTTGCAGTCCGACGGAACACCGGGCGTGAAACTCGCCGCGGGCGAGAGTTGCCGTGCGATTGCCGTCGTGCTGTCGCAGAGCTCTTTCGTCGGACTGCGGGTCGACGTGGTGACGGCCGCCGGCGTTGCAGGGCGGAGTTGCGCCGAGCCGCTCGTGGGCGGCAAACGCTATGCGATCGAGCTGGGTGCGCTGCCGGCTATGAACGACGCCGCACGCAGGAAGCTCTATGCTTCGTGGATGAGCTATCTGCCCGACGATGCGCTGCTTTCGGCACTGTCGATTCCCGGCACGCACGATGCGGCGACCTCGACGCTCAACCTTTGGTCGAAATGTCAGAGCCTCAGTTTGGGAGCGCAGTTGAACGCCGGCGTGCGGTGCTTCGACCTGCGTCCGACGGGTACCGACGATCTGATGATCTACCACGGGACATCGACCGGCGTGACGTTCGATGAGGCCATCGCGGCGATGGATCGTTACTTGGCGGCCTGTCCTTCGGAGGGCTGCATCGTCCAGATGCAGCGGCAGGGCGATGCGGGCAACGATGCGACGTTCCGTTCGCGCATGGGCGACTACCTCAATTCGTCGAGCGCCTACCGCGACCGTTTCGTCGATTTCCGGCCCGATCTGACGCTGGGCGAACTGCGCGGCAAGATACTCGTGCTCACCCGCAGCGATTACGACGGTGCGCTCGTCGGCGGAAAGATCGCCTCGTGGCAGGACGATGTGACCGATCAAATTTCGTCGATCGTCAACGGTTCGGCTTCCGCAAAACTCTTCATTCAGGATAAGTACGGAGGTACGACCGGTATCGACAACAAGAAGAATGCGATCATCGCCTATCTGGACAAGGCGCGTGGAAAGGCGGAGTCGGAGTGGCTCTTCAACTTCACGAGCTTGGCGACGGCCGTCGTGACGACTCCGAAGACGAACGCACGGACGCTCAATCCCGCCACCTGCGACTATCTCAAAGCGCATCCCGGTTGTACGGGCGTCGTGATGATGGATTTTGCGGGCGATACGGATGTCTCGGGCGACGAGTTGCTGCGTGCGATCATCGACCAGAATTTCTACTGTCATCTCCCTTGCGTCCGTTAGCCTGCGGACAGGTGTCATGTGTGTGTTGTTTTATGAGGGGGAGAACGAAACGTATATAGAAGCATCGGCAGAGAACAGCGGTAGTACATTGTACGACAAAGAGATACGCGACAAACCCCGGACGCGCCACACAAAACGAAACGTATAATTTGATATAATTTCGGTATAATAAACCGGACCAAATCCGGCAACCGCTATAATGTCGGTATAATTTCAGAGGGCAGAATCAGGCGATTCCGCCCTCTTTCGTTGTATTCGCGGCCTCGTGTATGTCTGACGGCATTTTCTGGCTCTACAAAGGCTATTTCAATAGCGGTTGAACGACGTTAAAACGGGGCGTCGTCCCTCCTTTCCTTGTGTAATACCTGCAATGCGGGAAATCGGCAATTTTTCAGTTGGGGTTACATCAGGGGTTACAAGTTGGGGTTACATTTTGGGAAAGTTGGGGTTACAAAACCCGGTTTTTGACCCCCTCCAAAACATAGGAAACCGCCCGAAAATCGGCGCTAAACCCCGAAAATCGGCGAATAGAAGGCAGGAAACTGCCCTATAATTTGGGGATTGATTTTTATTTAATCGATTGATATTTATTCAGTTAGTCTATTTTATCCTACTTTGAGCGTGTGCGCACCCTCTTTGCGGGGTGCAATAGGGCTGCACGAGGGCCTATCGAATCGTATTATAACGCACGCTTGCTTTCACCAATGCGAGGGCACGGATCATCGAGATTGGAATATCTTTAGGCTCGTGGTGTTGGTTATGGCTGACGAGCTTCACACAGTTTTCCCGTTCGGATTTATGGATGTATTTTATCGTCACGAACTCGTCCCCATCGACATTGGCCGATATAAGGTACATTTCACCCCAGAAAATCCCGTACTGCATGTCGTGTACCTGCTTGTAAAGGACAATATCGCCGCTTTTGAGTAATGGGTACATCGAATCCCCGCGCACATAAACAGCCCCATCGCATGCAGGCAGATCCGGCAACGATATATAGCTGATCGGAATCGCATCGACATCGTTGAACAAGGAAACCAATCCGGCCGTCGCCTCCAGATTGTAAAGGGGAATGCGCTGGAGATCGACCAGATTGTCGGTTTTGAGAGGGAACTTTTCCTGCACTTGCAAACTTGCATTCACCTCCCTTTCCTGTTCATTTATCATACTACCGCAACCTGTCAGCAACCAATTGGCTGACACGCCTTCGCATTTTGCATATATCAATTCGGCATTAAAAGTATTGCGAGAAATCCACGTATTTATTGTCTGCGGAGTTATGCCTAACATTTTGGCAAATTGTGATTTATTGCCATTTGTGTAATACTCAACAAGAGATGACACCATTCTTTTTCTATCCATAGACAAAAAATATTATGCGAATTGATTAAAAATACTTCGCATTTTGTTTGGTTTATATTCTCAATATGTATATATTTGCAGCGTTGATACAATGTATCACGGGGGTAAAATTACGAAAAAAAAATTGATATGAAACGGTATTGGTTCCAGCTACTAACAAGCAATTATGATGAATTGAATGTTTGTATCCCTGACGGATCAAGCAAAATTTCAGCCACGAACCTGGCAAAACGCTGGATGAAACAAAACAACATTAATAGTGCAATTTTGGCTGTTAATAGCATGGTAACCAGCAATATTCTCGATATGATACAAATAGAATTATAAATCATGACACGACAAATCTTATTACCAACATCAGTCCGGATGGAGATGGTCAAGACCTTCAAAATCACGCGCTCGACCCTCGACCGGGCTTTGAAGTACAAAGGAAACAGCGCGCGCGACAATATGCTGCGGAAAGCGGCCTTCCAGCGTGGCGGCGTGATTTATCTGGGAATAACCGCTCCCAAAGGTTACCTGCCGGACGTGGATACCACTTTCGAAAACGGCTGCATGCGCCAGCGGTTCGGCCGCCGGATCGAGGTCGTCGTCCATTTGGGAAGCAACCGGACGACAATCCACATCGACGGGCAGAGGGTCGCCAGCTTCGACGATCTCACCGTTTCGACTTGGGGCAACATGCTCTACTCCCTACAACTGATTTACAACAGACTCGCCGATCCGCATCCAGCCTATACGCCGAAGGCCAAACATGCCGAGGCAAAAGTGCGGGCGGCAATCCAATAAATCGGACAGTCATGCGACGTTTCTTGAAATATTGGATGATCCGATTGCTGGGCCGTGGATTCATCATCCTGCCCCTGAGGTGCAAGCTGGCCGGGCTGTGGTGGAGTTTCTCGCTGATGGTTATCTGCGGTTACGTGGAACAACAACAGCAATGGCCGCTACTGGTTATCACGGCGAACTTCGCAGGCAGCACCTTTGCGGTCATGGCGGTTTTTAAGACAAGAAAATAACATGGAATAATCTCCCGTGTAGCTCAATGGACAGAGCATCGAGAAATGGCCGGACCCGGTCAAGTATCGAAGGTTGTCGGTTCGAATCCGGCCACGGGAGCACAGAAAACGACAAATGGAGTATTTCAACAACATACTTTGTATTACGCAGCCGGAGCTTCTGGAGGTCATGTCGGAGTCGAACTACAAACAGATGGTTCGGCGGGGCAAAATCAGCCGGGCTCGCAGAGGAGGTAACGGACGACAGGCTTTGATCGTCTTCGACAGCCTGCCGGGAAAATACCGTTCGGCCGTTCGGGAACGCAAACCGGACATTTCGACGATGCCGTTGCAGGAGTGGCTTCGGGCGAACTACACGCCCGATGCCGAGGCGCGGAGTTACTTCTCGGCCTTCCGATTCGATAACGGTTCGGCCCTTCCGGCGGAGAAGATCAACGAATACACGGTAAACGCTTCCGTAATCAAGGCGGTGCTGCGGCTGATGGCGTCGGCCAATGCCCTGCGACGTGTCGGCCGTATCGGATGGGACTCAATGGCCGAAACCATTACCTATTTCAAACGGGAGTTCGGCCACACGCTGCCCGAAAGCATGCTCCGTTTTCGCAAGAAGGTCGCCCAGTTCAAACGGGAAGGATATGCCTGCCTTATTTCCGGTCGGTTCCAAAATCAGAACTCCCGTAAGGTGAACTACAAGATCGAGCGGCTGATCCTTTCGCTGGACAGCCTGCCGGAGCGTCCCTTCAATACGACGGTGGCCGAGATGTACAATCAGTTCGTCTGCGGCGAGCTGAACGTGTACGACCCGGAAACCGGGGAACTATTCGACCCGGAAGAGTTCACGGACAAAGAGGGCGAGCCGATCGCTTTGAGCGAAACGACCGTCGCCAATTACCTGAACAACCCGAAGAACCGCGCCCTACGGTCGAAACTGCACGACAGTGCGTGGGACTTCAACAACCGCTACCGTCCACACCACAAGCGCAAGGCCCCGGTCTGGGCGTTCTCGAAGATTTCGCTCGACGACCGCGACCTGCCGCGCAAGATGGCCGACGGAAACCGTGTCAAAGCCTATTATGCCTACGACGTGGCGAGCGGCTGCGTCGTTGGTTACGCCTACAACCGCCTCAAAACGGCCGACCTGTTCATCGACTGCGTGCGGAACATGTTCCGGCTGATCGACCACCAGGGCTGGAACTGCCCGGCCGAGGTGGAGGTCGAACACCACCTCGTGAACAACTTCGCCGACGGGCTGATCCGCGCGGGCGTGGTGTTCCCCTTCGTGCGGTGGTGCAACCCCGGTAACTCGCAGGAGAAACGGGCCGAGCACTTCAACCGGGTGAAGAAGTACGGCGTGGAGAAGCGCTCGCAGGTCGGCATCGGCCGCTGGTACGCCCGCCTGGAAGCCAACCGCCCGAAAGAGGAAAAGGTCTATGACGAGTTCAACAACACCTACAAGGAGGCGACCTATACCTACGAGCAGCTCGTGGCCGACGACATCCGGGCCATCCACGAATACAATAACGCATTGCATCCGAACCAGAAGCTCTACCCGGGGCTGACGCGCTGGGAGGTGCTCTGCCGCTACCAGAATCCGGATCTCGCGCCCGTGGACAAGGCGCTGCTCTACCGCTTCATCGGCGAGGAGGTGCGCACGTCGATCCGGCGCAGCAAGTACTGCCGGGTCCATTACGAAGATTATGCGCTGCCCTCGCCGGAGTTGATCGGACGGCTCGCGCCGAACGACTACACCGTCGAGGCCTATTATCTGCCCGACGAGCAGGGCAATGTCCCGGAGGTGTATATTTACCAGCACGGGGCCTATATCGCCACCTGCCGCCGTATCGAAGCCTATAACGAGGCCACGGCCGAGCAGACGGAGCGGGACCGTGAAGCCTACGCCGAGCAGGCGAAATACAACGCGCAGTTCGACGCCATGATGGCTCGGGAGAAGATCTGCAAGGTGCGGCTCCTGCCCGGTGATGTTCCGACCCATGAGGAGCCGGAGATCGTCGAAGCGGCCCCTGCCGCACCGCCGGAGGAGGCGGAGGGATTCGATTTCGGCATCGACTACGCGGCGCTGGCAAAACATGAGCTTTAGAACGATAATAAAACACGTTGAGATATGATTTCGAACGACATTAAAACCCGCATCGTGCTGGCCATATCCGGCAACAGGCAGAATTACGCCACGGACGCCAAACACGCCGTCGCCCTGGGCATTTCGACCTCAGTTTACAGCGAGATCAAGAAAGGCAACACCGAACAGAAGCTGAGCGACGCGAAATGGATGTCCATCGCCCGGCGGCTGGGCGTGAGCCTCGACGACGGCGCGGAGTGGAAGATCGTCAAGACGCCGACTTTCGAATACCTCACTTCGCAACTGGAACTGTGCCGCGCAAAGAGCCTTTCGGGCATGTTCTGCGATATTCCGAACATCGGCAAGACGGTCGCCGCACAATACCACGCCAAAACGCACAAGAACGTCGTCTACGTGGACTGCTCGCAGGTGAAGACCAAGCAGCGGCTGGTGCGCTTCATCGCCCGCGAGTTCGGTCTGAACTCCGTCAGCCGTTATGCGGACGTCTACGACGACCTTGTGTTTTACCTGCGGACGCTTGACCATCCGCAGATCATCCTCGACGAGGCGGGCGACCTGGTGTATGAAGCGTTCCTGGAGATCAAGGCCGCATGGAACGGCACGGAGGGTTGCTGCTCGTGGTATCTGATGGGGGCCGACGGCTTCAAGGCCAAGCTGGAGCGCGGCATCGAGTTCAAGACGGTAGGGTTTGCCGAGATCCGGAGCCGCTGCGGCGACAAGTACAACAGCATCACGCCGCCCGAGGGCGACGAGCGCCGGAAGTTCCTGCTCGGCCAGGCCATGATGATCGCCCAGGCGAACACTCCGGAGGGCACGGATTTCCGGCAGATCGCCCGTCGGAGCAACGGCAGCCTGCGTCGGGTCCATTCGCTGATCACCAAAGGAGAGGAGGTATAGTCATGCGGGCCTATTCACCCTCGGAGATCGAGAATCTGAATATCCCGGAACTTCCGCTGGACGGGGAGTGGGAGGCCGCCTTCGGCCGCCCCTCCCGCTTCGAGCGCTGGTTCATCGACGGAGAGTCGGCCAGCGGTAAGAGTACGTTCGTCATGTTGTTAGGCAAGAAACTCTGTGACTATGGGCGTGTCGATTACGTGAGTCTGGAGGAGGGTGCAAACCTCTCGTTCAAGAAACGGATCAAGCGGCTCGGGATGAAGGATGTCGCAGGGAAATTCAAGGTCGTGACGGGGCTGACGGTGGCCGATCTCGTCGCACGGTTGGAGCGGCCCAAGAGTGCGAATTTCGTTATCATCGACTCGGTGCAGTACCTCGACGTGCGGAGTTTCGACCGATTGAAAAAGGAGCTGTTCGACCGTTTTCCGCGCAAGTCGTTCATCCTCGTGTCGCAGGTTTACAAGGGGCGGCCGAAGGGCAAGATGGCCGACGACATCCGCTTCGACTGCGGCGTGAAAATCCACACCAAAGGCTACCGGGCATATTGTCAGGGGCGCTATACCGACGACGCGGAGGCGTACTTCACCATTTGGGAGGAGGGCGCCGCGAAATATTATCTGACCGAATAAACAACCATATCCGCCATGACCTACAAACGATTCTACAAGCTATTCAACCGTCTGCCGCTCCACGACGACGAAATGAAGGAGCGCCTGGTGCAGCAGTACACCAACGGCCGGACGTCGAGTCTGCGGGCCATGTCCACCGCCGAGTACGACGCCCTGTGCGACGCGCTGGAACGTTCGACGGCCGACCCGCAGCACGAACTCCGGAAAAAGAAACGGTCGGCGGCGCTCCGCTTGATGCAGCAGCTCGGCATCGACACGACGGACTGGCCGCGGATCAATGCCTTTTGCCGGGACCGCCGGATCGCCGGAAAGGAGTTCGGTGCGCTGACCCTGCCGGAGCTGGACGTGCTGGCCTTGAAACTCCGCGCGATCCAACGCAGCGGCGGGCTGAATCCCCGGCCGGAACGGCCGACCGGACAGGCCGAGCAGCCCCGGCCGCAGATAATCTACATGCCGCTCGGCGGACTTCCTAATTGACAACGCATTATGAAATCGAATCCTTACGCAGACCTGCGAATCGACAATCGGGCCGACCTCCCGGCCCCGTGGTACGATTACCCCGTATTACAGTCGGGCGAATACAGAACCGAAATTCTCTACACCAACGGCCGCGATTATGTAAAAGTCCATATCGGGCAACAGGACGGCGTCTGGGTGGCCGCTACGACCTGGATGATCGGCGGATCGAGCCGCGGATGCCATCCCGGCCGGAAATGGGGCGAGTTCGCCTCGGAACAGAACGCTCTGCTGTGGGCGTTCGGCGAATTGCTGGCCGAAGAGGGCGTGCTGCCTCCGGCCGCGATCAAGACCGTAAAAGCACGCATTTTCGAGATCAGACAATACAAACTGTTTTAACGATGGACGATCAATTATATTTCGAGCAGTGTCTGTTGGCCTCGCTGGAACGATTCGGGTTCGCCATAGACCGACAACTAAAAATGGCGCGGGGCATTGCGTATTTCGCCACGCTTCACTCCGCATTCTCTGTTCAAATAGGGTTCGAACTATGTTTGGACGGCATTCGATTTACCGTCACTCTTCATTCGCTCTCTTTTATGAAAGGCTTTCCTTATCGGCATTTGATGCGTTATCCGCCGAAAGCGGATATAATCATTCCGATGATATTACGAGCTATTTTCAACTACCTGGGCGATGAACTTGCCCGAAATTTCCGAAACCAAATCAATTCTTAAACATTACAGCAATGAACGACAACGAAGTGAAAACAGTACAGATGACCGCCGAGGAAGCGGCGCAGTACGCGGCATTCAAAGCCGAGCAGGAACGGAAGGCGGCAGCCGACAAGGCCCGGAAGGACCGCAAGGTTTACGGTCAGATGGTGGACGAGGAGATCGAACAGGCCCTCCCGATGCTCCGGGAGCTGAGCGGCGACATCCGCACGGTCAAGGAGCAGGTGCTTGACAATTTCCGGCAGATCCTCGACATGAAGGCCGACGTGCTGAAACGGACGAAGGACGGGCAGAAAAGCCACACGTTCACCAATTCGACGGGCGACAAGCGCATCACCATCGGACGGTGCGTCGTGGACGGCTGGCGCGATACAGTCGAGGACGGCATCGCCATCGTGAAGGAGGCCGTCATGGGTCTTATCAAGGACGACGAGACGAAGGCGATGATCAACCAGATCATGCGGCTTATTGCCCGCGATCAGAACGGGAACCTCAAGGCGAGCAAGGTGCTTCAGCTCGACACGCTGGCCGAGGAGCTGCACAACGAACGGCTCAACGAGGGTATCGCCATCATCAAGGAATCCTATATTCCGAACCTGTCGAAAACCTATATCCGCGCGGAATGGAAAGACGACAACGGCGTCTGGCGGTACGTCCCGCTGGGCATGACCGAGGCATAACAGCCCCGGTCGCGCGGGGGGGGGGAATGTAAACAAACCGCCCGCCGGGGGGCGACAAAACGGGGGGGGGGGATTAAAAAAGACC